TGCGCGCGTCCCAGGGGTGTTCGCCGTGGAACTGTAAAGCGCCGTCGCGCCGGCTATAGGCCGATAAACGTAAGGCTCCGCTGCCGATGCCTTTGATCCATATTCATCATAAACCCTGGATATGGTCTGCTCTTCGATCCACTCAGCGGGTATGATGCCCAAAGCGTTCGCCTTGGTGACAAGAGTCGGCATGTCGTTTTCTTCCAGTACTTCTTTGAGAATCGTAAACTTGCGCCCGTTCCGTTTGTGCTGAATCGTCACGCCTTCCTCAATCGCTCCGATCTCTGGAAAGTCGTCGCTGCCCTCTTTTACTTCATCCACGTTTTTGTCGAGGGCATGCACATTGATTAACGTTGTTACCTTTTTGTTGTCCTCAAAATCCTCGACCAGTTCCTGCCCCACGGTTTCTACGCCCGCGTAGGCATCGTTAATCTGAGATACCACCGCCGAACCTGTAAGGACCGGAAACGCCGATGTGCTAATCGCACGCACAATTCCATCCATATCCTCCATTTGAACAGTGACCCGGACATCTGCCAGGGCGGCATAAAGCCCCTTCAAATTGCGGAATTTTTCCAGCTTCAATTTCCCGGAATCCGCCGCCGCATGGACTTTAAAAACAAACTCCGCTGGTTCGTTCTGTGCCAGCAGTCTCAAATCCCCGAGGGATAGCCTCGCGTTCGGTCCCCTCATCAGATTTGACTGAATTAATTTTTCTGCATTCATCGTTTTTTTCCTCCTATTTGTTTAATTCTTAACTTCCAGCAGTTGCCCATTCGGTTCCGGCGCCAGAAATAACGACGAATCCGTCTGCGCCCTCGGTTAAAATGCGGCACCAATTGCCTATGGTCGTGTTGGTTATTCTGTGACCAGCCGTTAATACGGCCCCGACGGTCCTGAATCTATCAGCAGAATTACAATCCACATATTCGTCGTTTCCGTCCGTATTCAGCACGATAAGGTCCATGCCAGGTTTAACCGCCGGTAATGTAATTGTCGTCGCTCCAGACACGAGGATAAAAGTGTTGTAACACTCGTTTTCAGTAATTGTTTCGTCTGAAGTAATCGTGAGGACTCTCCTGCCTCCGCTTGCACCTGTCAAACCCTTGCCCCAACGGTAACCCCAGAACGAAGCAACGGGGTTAAAAGAAAAGTTGCCGTAACTTATCGACCGAATGGTCGTGTTGATTTCCTGCGGAAAGTGATCGTCATCCACAATGAAAGCGACCGGAAACGCACCCGCCGCCGCAGTCAATTTCTGACTGTCCGAAGCCGTCAAGGTGTAAGGATCGCCAGGGATAACAGCCGCTGCCGCTGCAAGCGGAAACTCGAAAACATCTTCCGGGTGAAGTGAATAAAACTCCATGTACCGCGCCGCGTTTAGTTCCCCGGTCCGCCCAACCGCCAATTTCTGCTCTTCCTTTGCAATCGCCAGCGGATAACGAGAATCCGCAACAGCATTTACCGGGATGAAGTATCCAACCGTTTCGTTCCATGTGCAAATCTCACCAATTTTGATTGCCGCAGTCGCTCCGGCCTGCACCAGCCCTTTGAACGTATGCGGATTTCCATTTTTTCGCCCTGATCTAACAAAAGGGTCTTTATTTACTGCCGCCATTTGATTTTCCTCCTATTTTGAATAAATTTACGTTTTTACTGACCGAAGCTGAACTGCATCGGGTTTTCAAGGCTCCGGACAAAAGAATCGTCGCCAGCGTCGCCTTCGAGCTGTTTAAAAGATATGATTCTTGCACCCGCCGCCGCTGCTTTGGCCACAAGCCCGTCGCCGTTTGGCAGTCCGCCCTTGTCTTTGTTATCCGGCGCGTCTTTCAAAGCCGCCTGATCGCCGATGGTTCGCAGGCATTCGGTTTCATTCTTGCCCTGCAAGATCATGTCAGATACCAGACTTTTGCACTCCAGGGACACAGCCGCTGCTCGTCCGGTGATGTCAAGTGCCTGCTCCGGCGCTATCCGCATCTTTGGTTTGGCATCCTCGATAAGCTGCGCCTTGACGGTATCGACAACCTGGGCCGAAAGCCTGGTCTCAAAACCCTTCAAGACCTCTTCAATAATTAAAACAACATCTTTCTTTTCCATTTGATCTTCCTCCGTTTTTTTTGATTTGATTATTTCTATCCCGCTTAAATCGCGAGTTAAAGCCCGCCCCACACCAACCGTCGCGTCCGCAGGGATAGGCGTAAAAGATATTTCATAGGGCGTCCAGCGCGTTGCCACCATCGCAGGGCCTTCAAACTTTTTGCCGTCTACCTCAAAAATCTCGTCTTGCTGAACCTCGCGAAACTGGTTGACCATGTACCCAACGCTGACACCCTTTAATGACCTGCTCAAAACCTTTTTAAAAACTTTCTCGCCGTCCTCGTCGTTATCGAAAACAACCGTTGCCCTGCCCTTCTGATCCTCCAACCGGATATTTTTTAACGCACCGACGATAAAGGTCGAATTGTGGCCGAATAATGCAGCACCTAATTGTTTCAACCTGGACAAATCGACATTCTTTGCGCCATGCAATAGGTATTCGTTCTCAAACCACCGTTTGACCGGGGTTTCACTTGAAAAACTCAGATCAACCGTCCTGTCGTCTTTGTTGATTGCCTTTTTGTCTATCTCAAACGACCTGTAAAAAAGTTCGTCCATTTTTAGCATCCTCCTCGTCCGTATCTGCTTCACCGTCGGTGTTTGGTTCAACAGGGGACTGTTTCGATGGGAATTTCACCCCGTATTTTTCCTCTGCCTTCTGGATTTTCTGGATTTCCTTTGCCCGCGTGTCGATCACATCGTCAATATCGCGCCCCTTGCTGGCGCAAATACTCGTCAGGGTGTCTGTGGTCATAGAAAGCTCAATTTCCTTGCCTTTTGCTTCCTTAGTCGGATCGACCCATTCCCATCCTGGCGGAACCCAATAATGGGACTCATAATCTGATTGCCTTCGATCATATCCGGGCGCACGAACCACGCCCTTACTAATGAGTTGCTTCAAAAGTTTTATGTGAGTCCAGTAATTGAAATGATCGACCAAATATTGCTGGCGGATCCGGCATGTGAGGTAAAATTGCAATAAGACCGTCCGGGCATTGCTGTAATTCATGCCGTGCCAGTCCTGATTTGCGATCTCAGGTGGGATGTTCAGTCCGTTTGCCGGGCCAGAAGCAAGTTCCTTGATATACTCCCCGAATGCGGTGTTGGGCCTGTTTGGGTAAAGAATACTGGCATCTTCACCAGGTCGTAAATAATGCCACTTTCCAGGCGCGAACTCGTGTATATTGCTGTATTCACCTGATCCGCTTGATTTTGCGTAGTTGCTGGCGAAGGTATTCGGCGCGTTTGTTTTGACGATCCCGGTCAAGCAGGCATTTTCGAGCGCCGCCAATTTCTCGGCCTCCATGTATCGCTCTAAATCCTGAAGGTCTTTCAGTCCCGGCGCAAGCTGTGAATAGCCCTTTGTCTGCTCGGGTCTGGATGGGTGATACAAATGCAGGACTTTCGGCGTTCCGTCTTTGTCGAAAGCCGGGATCTCTTCCATGTTTTCCAGCGTCGGCAAGTTGTATGGGATTTTCATGCCGTATTGCGCGTATTTGTCGCCCGGGTGCCGCTTCATGATGTAATACGACTTTTTTACACCCTCATCGTCATAGACCACGCCATGCCTTACTTTGTCGTCCTGGCTCATTTCAATCGGTGTTTTTAACCTGTCTATCTCTAAAAGCTCGATGCAAAGCGGTATCTGGCGACCCATCACCAGCCTGTCGCGTCGGCTGCTGTTCCGAAATACTGCTAAAGTCTCGCCGTCGCGAACCAAAGCACCCTCGATAATAGCCTGCTGTTCGAAAAAGGTCTGATTCAGTTTGGCATCGGACATCCGCGCCCATTCCTTCCACGCTTTTTCCACAATAAAATTAAACTCTGCGGCCTGGGCCTCGGTAATTTTCGGAAACAGGTAATTGTTATCATCGGCGCTGACACTTGCCTGGAATTTGATCCCGCGCCCGACCACATTTTCCGTCAAACGTCGAATAGGGCCAGCAACACGTCCGTTGTTAAATTCAAGGCTGCGTACATTGTTTCGGAGTTTCTCGCCGTCGTCCTCCACCGCCGAATCAGGACTTAATGCCGATGTTAAAAAATCATATCGCAGCCTATCCCCGGAAACCGCGCCAAAAGTCGAACGGATCACGGTATCGCCATCAAGGAATCGATCCATGAAATTCTTGTTTTGACCCTTTAGTCGTTCGATTCTAAGTCGCGAAATCTCTGATTTTAACGCAAATTCAGGCGCAAAATTGGATAAAAACTTGCTCCATCGCGCTCCCATTATGTGAACCTCCTGGGTCTGGCGTAGCTGACCATAGTGGTTTGGTCGCCGGTACTTTCCATTGCTTCAAGGTCAAAGGTTTTCTGGTAGAGGTTTAAAAGTTCGTCATAAGT